ATCAAGAACAGATACTACGGCAGAGTCCATCGTAACCTTACCGAAGGTTACATCGTCTGTAGTTCCTACGGACTGTCCAATACTGAACTGTCCACTACTGTATGAAACACCAGTCCCCGCACTTAAATGTGCACGTACTTCTGCAGCACTTGGGCCGGTGTATGTGATTACACCAGTAGAGTTATTGTATGCAAGTGATCCATCACCACTCGCATCGTTGACAGAGATTGATTGTCTTGCACGTGCAGTAGTGAAATATTGGTTAGACCCTTCTGAAAGATCTGAGGTAGACTTCGCATTGAAGTCGGAATCAAATCCACCATATGCGACTTCGCTGTAAGTGATTACACCAGTAGAGTTATTGTATGATAACGCTCCACCCGTAACACTGATAGATGCTCTTGATCGTGCATCGGTGTAGTAAAGGTTGGTGTTCTCTGTAAGATCTGCGGTAGTGTTTGCACCAAAGTCAAACTTCTTTTGAGTACCAGATCCGTTATGTACGTTTAATTGGTCACTATGTTCACTAAGAACAAGATCCCCAAGATATATTGATTGTCCGGTTAGATATAAGTCACGAAACTTTTTAGATGGTGAACCTAAGTCGTATGCACTATCTGTAGCCGGAAGGATGTGTCCAGTAACATTACCTAGTTTAGTCTGTACACGTGCGTCCGTGTAATATAAGTTACTAGACCCTTCACTGAGATCGTCTGTAGTGTCAGAGTCTCCGAAGGTATCTAAGTTAATTTTTACAGAATATGATCCACCGTCTGCAGTAGAAAGTGTCAGAAGATTTGTATCGGAATCATATGCAAGACCAGAAACACCCGCAACACTTACTGTGGTTGCAGAGTCTACTTGACCTTGTGCGTTGATTGATAGGACGGGTATTTGGGTTGCCGAACCATAGGAACCCGAAACTACTCCACTGTTGGTGATACTAATCTCACCTGCAGTTTCGGTAATTCCAGTTCCTCCAGAAATCTCACGTAGTGTGACGATTGCACTAGAGGATGCACTATCTGTTGTTTTGAAAAAGAGGCGACCATCATTTGTGTTGATCGCTATTTCACCCAGATCTATATTTGACGTAGTTGGTGCTTTACCTTTAACCGAACTACGCTTCAGTTTAAAAACTGTAGACATTTGTCAACCTCGTCCCAATGTTGGAATCCCCCTTATATAAGGGGGTATATCTTATTTAGTATGTTCCCCCATCTAATGTTGCGATAGTCGCAAAACCAGATGTTACGGTAAACTGGTCTGAGTCAAAAGACGCAACACCTTTGTTAGTATATGTCGCAAGTTCAGCAGAGAATGAGATAGTATTATCTGAGTCTTGACCTGAACCGTAAGTAATGTCCATACCTTCGCCTGCAGCGAAGAAATTATTACCTAGATGATCTTCGATATACTCACGAAGAATCACACCGTTTCTGTAAATTTCTGGTGCATCAATATCTTTATTGAATGACCACTTGTCACCCGCAACAGAATATGTTATAGTTGCACCGGCACCGTTTACTGTAATACCTGCACCATTAGCTGCAGATGCGTCTGCGGCACTATCCGCAAGAACTAGGTTCTTATCATTCACCGACACAGTAGTCGAGTTAACGATTGTCTCAGTACCTTGTACTAAGAGATCACCCAGAATTACTACACGACCACCATCACTGTCACCACTTAGTGGGTCAAGTATAAGATCGTTGGTTGCGGTATTAGTAGATATCTTGTTACCATCAATACGAATCGTATCAATAGTTGCACCTGTCAATCCGGTAACATCTGTGAGTGTTGCACCTAATGCAACAGCAGTGTCACCAATGGTTACGTCATCATTGACCAGATCACCATTTGCGATTGACGAAGGTTTAATTGTTACTGCACCAGACGATACATTAAAGTCTTGATCGTTAAATGATGCAACACCTAAATTGTTTGCAGTTGCCTCTTCACCCGCAACACTAATCGTAGTACCTGCGTGTGTGACATTGATTCCCTCTCCACCAAGGACAGAGATTGCGTGACCACCAATAGTCATCGCACCATCATCGGTAGTGATAGATCGTATAAAGTCAGAGTCAATACTTACGTCACCACTGTTAACTACAAAGTCACCAGACTCAAACTTAGAGACACCTAACTGAGAGTAAGTTGCAGTACGTGGAGTCAACGTTACAGTAGAACCTGAAGCACTTGCGTCCAAACCTTGAATCGCATTACCCGCAAAGGTCATGATGTGATTACTAGGAGTAGCGTCACCAGATGCAGTAGTTGCACCCTTCATTACTGCGGCATCTAAAGATGCAACACCAGAACTTACTGAGAAGTCAGAGTCATGGAACTGAACAACACCTTTAGTAGACGTAGATGCATCATCGATTGCATAGTCTATTGTGTTGGTAGATGTAGTATAAGTGAGAGTAAGACCATTACCTGTTGCAGTGAAAGTTACGTCAGAATCAAGAAGACTGATTGCATCTCCATTGATAGTGAGGTTAGTCGCAACATTAGCGACACCCGCTGCAGTCAAACGACCTTGTGGATCTACGGTGAACGTTGGAATCTGTGTGGTAGAACCATAGGAGCCAGGCGTTACTGAAGTACTGTCTAGTTCAAACCGAATGTTGTCATCGGTTACTAAAGTAGATAAACCTGTATGACCTTGGAATGTTAATGTACCAGTAGCAGTATTGAAAGAGTCATTTGTCCCTTCGTCTGCGGCAATGGTAAAGGTGTTAGTAGTAACTGCATTATCTACATATGCTTTGTTAACACCATCAGAGTCTACTGTAGGAGTCGCAACACCATAAAGTCTTACATTACCGACATTGATATTGTTACCATTGGTGTCAAAGGTAATTGATCCAGTACTAGAAATAGTACTTCCATCTAATACCAAATCATCTACCAGAAGTCGATCTATTTTACTGTCGGCATCTACGATGATAGCACTATTCGGGGTTAGTGTACCTTTCGCATGATCCAACATTTGGGTAAAGAACTTACCACCGATAACTTCATGATTGACCGCATTACCTGCGATCTCTGTGCCAGTACCAACATAGAGGCGATCACCACCATTGGAACCATTGTCTGCCAGATATGAATATGCTAATTCACCTGCTGCCAGAGTTGTCGGATCTCCCGAAGTCCCCGACCTTTTTATTCTAATAATTGATGCCATTAGTATTGGCCTCCGTTTACGTCTTGTTTGTCTAAATCTACAGTTGCCTCGAAATTACCCGAAGATGCGTTATATACTAAGGTTGACCCATCTACTGCCCCTGCAATGTCAACACCACCTAGAGTGCCGAGTGTTCCGGATGCAGCAATTGTGTTAATACGTCTAATTGGTTTACCAACAACTACACGTTTTACCTTAGTTCTTCCTCTAGTGGATACTGTTACTGCCATTCTTACCTCGTTACTGAAGGGGTAACTTTTACCTTACCCTCTAGAATTCGTTCGATAATAGTATTACTTGAACTATCCAAGAAGGACAATTCAACATCATATACGTATCTTAGCCTAGGGTTGAGTGCATCGGTTTGAGTGTTAGTGAGGGATAGGGTTAAAATACCGTCCGTTGCAGGGGTCGCCACCTCAGAGTTGAACGTGACGATTTCGTCACTATCCACTGAGTTATAACTTCTTTTCATTTTAGCAAGAACAGAGTGTCCAGTCAAGTCTTTTTTTGAACCGTCAGTTTCCTGAAGGTGTAACTCGATTGCGACATCTGCGCCTTGATCTATCGTAAAGTCTTCGTAATCTGCCATTCTAGTTTCTCAAGTAATGCCACTCTTATGGTTTTATTTATATGTTTTGGAAACTAGAAATTGAAGTTTATTCTACAGATGATATCTCTTCTAAAAGATCTTCTCTAAAGTCTGCGGATAGTTCAGAGGTGTCAAAGGTAAATGACACGGTACATCTCCAACAGTCAGTTTTTGCAGAGTGATAAAATAATCTCTCAGGTTCTTCATAGTGACCAAAGTAAGCAGCTTTGCACTGCCAACCTGCATGGTCTTGCATTACGACAATTTCTTTTGAGACTGGATCTACATAGGAAAATGATCCATCTCCTGTTTCCGACCAAGTAAAGATCAGATTATATGCGGGTGCGTTTGCATTGTTGTGCCATGAGATGTATCCGCCTGGCGGGTACCATGCACTCAATGCGTTGTGTCTTACTCCCAACCATTGGATAAGATCGTTGTTCATGAATCCTAATTCTGCGGTCTTATCCTTCCTCATCATAGGATCTACACCTTTATTAAAGAATTCATGACCCTTTCTATGAGTACTTAACTCATACCCATACATACTATCCGGAAACCCTTCATGGTCATGACCTTCATTTCTAACTTTATCAAGTTCAGGTTGACCCGTCCAGTAGTGGCGTTGTGATGCATGTTCTTTACAAGACAGGTGGAAGATTCTTTGAAACTCATCCACGTCATCCATGAGAAAATCTCGATAACGATCTAGTCTCGTTAACAAGTCGAGGTTTCTGACAGGAATGTCTTGCATATAACTCATATAATAAATCCGTCTTTATCTAGTCCACAAGAGTAGTGTCTAATAACCACTTCCCCTTTCGGACGTGTTCTTGCCCAGTTTAGGGCGTTGTAATAATTCCATCTCAAGTCATCTTCGAAAATACCTACCTTGAGATCCTTATATTTGTCATCTTTCTCCGTCAACCACCATAACGAGAACTGATCCCATGATTGTAGGGACTCACTGTATCCTTCTGGCCACCAGTGACCATCCATCTGTGCCTTGGTTAGTTCCCACCAATCCTGCATAAACTCACGTACAATAGGTTTTCGCATATCATACAGAGCAATGCCACCACACAAAGTAAATTTAGCCGGGCCTTCCGGAGTATCAAAGTCACGTTCTGCATAGACATATGATCTATCGTCCGTCAGTTCAGAGAACATAACGTCAGAGTCACCCAGTTCATCAAAGATAACTGCAATGTCTTCATGTTCACATTCCATGTCAACGTCTAGGTATGCAGTTAAATCATAGGGAGACCTTGCCATACCATCTAGTTTTGCACGGTAGTGATTTGAACACCACTCTACATTATCAAACAACTCACGATGTTGTTCTTCAAACATCCACTCTTCACAGAACAGAGTAATCTTTGCATCTTCGTAATAGTCTAAGATAGACTCTGCTAAGTTAATCGCATATCGGTAGAAATTAATTTTCTTCGATGCAACTAAAACATAACCTTTACTCGGATTCGACATTTTCCTTTTCCTCAAGTTCTTCTTGTAGAAGCATCATAGCATAAAGATTTACTTCGATCTTAGATTTGGCACGTCTAATTTTTGCCTTCATCTTTCTGTTCTTAGATTCTTTAATCTCTTCTGTTTCGAAGACTTCCAACTTATAGTTGAATAGATCCTCTAACTTACGTGCACGTGCATGTTCCACATCACGTTGTTTCTTTTCTTCTGCTTCTGCAGCCTTACGAGTCTTCCGTTCTTCGGTGTTCTTATCAATCTCTTCTTCACCACGAGCTTCGATCACCTCATTGAACAATTCATTCTCAGTACCATCTTTGTCATGACGATTCAACAACATAACTTGTCGTTGTTCTCTGCCACCATCATCAATCAGTTCCAGAATACAGTTGAGTTGTTTCTTCTCATCTGTTTCCCAAAACGCATTATCCATCCATCTTTTAACGCTCATTCATATGTCTCCTATGATATACCTAATTGTATTGTACTATATATGCGCTACCTATGTCAAGCAGTTCTCACATATAAAGTGTATGTCTCAATCACCTCAGTTGCAGAATCTAAAGTTGTTCCTGTATAGTTTCCGACAAAGTTCCTTGAGTAGTTGCCTATAAAGTCCCTACTATAGTTACCAATAAAGTCCCTAGTGTAGTTACCTGTAAAGTCACCCAAGTATTGAGAGGTTCTAGTACGATTAAAGTTAGTCGTATATGTAGAGTTCCTCGTTCTACTATAGGTTGACAATCTTGTTCGTGTTGATACACGAGTAGAGACTCTGGTGTACTCACCTGTAAAGGTTCGAGTATAATCTCCAGTAAAGTCTCCTAAATATTGACTTACACGGGTTCTGCCATAGTTACCTATGAAGTCACGACTATAGTTACCTGTAAAGTCTCCCGTGAAAGTTTGTAATGAGTCACGAGTATAGTCCCCAATAAACCCACGAGTATAGTCTCCGGTATAATCACCCGCAAATGTTCTGGTATAGTTACCAGTAAAGTCACGAGTAAAGTTGCCGGTATAATCACCCACAAAATCAGTCTGTCTATCACGGCTGTAGTTACCTACGAAGTCACGACTATAGTTTCCGGTGTACTCACCTGCAAAGTTCCTTGAGTAATTTCCAACAAAGACACGTGAGTAGTTACCTGCATAGGTAGATACACGAGTACGTTGACTGTTTCGAGTATATTCACCCACGAAAGTTCTACTATAATTACCAGTGTAGTTACCACCAAACGCACGTGAGTAATTACCAATGAATGATCTTGAGTAGTTACCTATATAGTTCGCAACAAAATCAGTGGCCCGATCACGGGTATATTCACCAACAAAGTTTCTGTTATAATTGCCAGTAAAGGTTCGTTGTGAAGTACGTGTCGAAATGCGAGTATAGTTACCGATAAACCCACGTGAGTAATTACCAACAAAGGTTTGTTGTGAAGTACGTGTTGAGATACGAGTATAATTACCAGTGAACGTTCTAGCATAATTACCGACATAGTTCGCAACGTAGTCAGTAATACGAGTACGGGCATATGCACTTACACGGTTTCTACTATACGCACTTACACGGTTACGAGTGTAGGCACTCACACGGTTGCGAGTCGATGTACGTGTATACTCACCAACGAAGTCACCCGCAAAGTTACCTGCGTAGTTTCTCGAATAGTTACCAGTGTAATCTCCGGTAAATGTCCTTGCGTAGTTACCTGATACGTTGATCAAGTCTGCAACACTTGGACATAATCCATTAGTCGTATCGTCTACACGAGGTTCCCAGAACTGTTGGTTTGTGCTAGTGTCCGTTGAGTAGTACAGGTATGAACGGTGTCTTGCCTGTGTGTTAGTTGTTTGCCACACAAAGTCTCTCTGTGCACCTATAACCTTTTCACCTGCCCTGTTGTAGATACCTGAATCGGCATGGAATGCACCCGTTCCAGATCCAGAAGGAAATACGTGACCTACAACTAAGAACCATTCTCCCTCAGATGCGTTATCCCACCAACCACGTGCTTGGAAGTATGGGTTAGTATAAACAGTTCCGTTGTCTCTACCAAGAACACCAATGTTAGTATTAGCAGCGTTCCAACCATTCACACCAAGATAAAAACTACCGTTACCAATCGTGTTACGTCTTACCCACACAGACCATCGATAGAGTTTAGTATGATCAATCGCAAACTTAGATGTGTTCCAACCACCGTCTGCGTTTGAGGTTGCGTCTTGGTTTGATACGTCCCAAACAACATCTTGACCTTTCGGAGACGCATCAACAATACGTGAGTTACCGTCACCGTTCTGACCATAGTTGGTTGCACTACCTGTACCAGTTGTCCACTCTGGGAAGTTCTGATACAACAAATTTGATTGATCTGAGTATCTTGTACCTACTGTTCCAACGTAAGTAACTACACTATCACGAGTACTTGTTCTTGTGTATGTAGAAACTCTTGCACGTTGATAGTTCTGCGAATATGCAGATGACCGACTACGAGTTGATATTCTTGTATAGGCAGATGTACGAGTACGTGTACTGATTCTAGTATATGCACTTACACGAGATCTAGTATAATCTGTTGCACGAGTTCTAGTATAGGCAGATGTACGAGTACGTGTACTAATTCGAGTGCTGTTACGAGTATAGGCAGATGTACGAGTACGTGTACTGATTCGAGTATAGTTTCCGGTGAAGTCCCCAGTGTAATATCCAGTACGCACATAGTCACCCACGAAGTCACCCGCATAGAATCCTATGCGAGTGTAGTTACCCGTAAAGTTACCTGCATAGAATCCAATACGAGTATATCCAAGTATACGAGTAGAAGTACGAGTAGAGATACGTGTGTAGTTACCTGTATAGTATCCAATACGAGTATAGTTTCCTGTGTAATAGAGGATACGTGTATAGTTACCAGTGTAGGTCACATTCCGTGAATAGTTACCAGTGAAGTTACCTGCGTAGTACAAGGTTCTACTGTAGTTGCCTGTATAATATAAAGTTCTTGCATAGTTTCCGGTAAAGTTTCCGGCAAAGTTACCAGTAAAGTTACCAGTAAAGTTACCTGCATAGTAAGCTGTTCCTGTGTAGTACAGCGTAGCACCGCTTTTCGGGGCGATACGAGTAAAGTTTACGGCCGCATTGACACTGGTACGTGTACTAATACGGGTACTGATACGTGTACTGGTACGTGTACTAATACGTGAATAACTCGCAGCAGCAGTACGGATACGGGAGTATGATGCGCCCGCAGTACGGGTACGGGTACTGATACGACTGTAGGAAACTGCCGCAATTCGTGCACGGGTGTATGTTCCCGTTGCAGTACGAATACGAGTGTACGCAAGAGTTCGAGTGGAAATACGTGTGTAGTTTCCAGTAAAGTCACCTGCGTAATAACCAGTTCGGTTATACGTCAAAATACGAGTTGACGTTCGAGTCGAGATTCTGGTATAATCTAAGATACGTGTACTGGTTCGAGTACTCGTTCTCTGGTAGTTCAGAATACGAGTACTGATACGAGTAGAGTTACGTGTGTAGTTTCCGGTATAGTTTCCCGCAAAGTTTCTTGCATAGTTACCTGTAAAGTCGCCTGTATAGTTTCCGACAAAGTTTCTTGCATAGTTACCTACAAAGTTACCAACGTAATTACCAACAAAGGTTCTGTTATAGTTACCAGTATAGTTTCCCGCAAAGTTTCTTGCATAGTTACCAGTATAGTTTCCTGCAAAGGTTCTTGAGTAGTTACCTACATAATCTCCAGTAAATGTCCTTGCATAGTTTCCGGCAAAGTTTCCGGTAAACGCTATGACATCATCACGAGTATAGGTGGATACACGACCACGTGTATATACGGCAGAAAAGATTCTTGAACTTGTACGTGTAGAAGTACGTGTAGAAGTACGTGCATAGTTTCCTACGTAGTCACCTATGAAGGTACGAGAATAGTTTCCTACGAAAGTTCTACTGTAGTTTCCGGTAAATGTTCTTGAGTAATTACCTACAAAGTCGCCAGTAAATGTTTGCAAACGATCACGAGTGTATGCAGATATACGTGCACGTGTATAGTTACCTGTATAGTTACCTGCATAATTGGATACACGACTTCGAGTATAAGCGGATATACGAGTACGTGTATAATCTCCGGTATAGTTCCCTGCGTAGTTACTGACCCTTGCTCTTGTGTAAGCCGATACTCTGGTACGTGCGTAGTTACCAATAAAGTTTCCTACGAAAGTTGTTAAACTATCACGAGTATATGCAGAGTTTCTGGTACGACTATAGGAAGAGTTACGAGTCCTAGTACTAATACGAGTATATGCAGAGACACGGTTCCTTGCATAGTTACCAATATAATCTCCAAGGAAATCTCTGGTACTGGTACGTGTATATGCACTACTCCTGTTTCGAGAATAAGAGGATACCCTAGTTCTTGAGTATACTGCAGAATACGCAGAGACACGAGTACGTGAGTAGTTACCCACGAAGTTCCCAACATAATTTCCTGCAAAGTTTGTAGTATATGCAGAGGTACGAGTTCTGGTGTATGAACTGATTCTAGATCTAGTACTATTTCGGGTGTAATTCGATATTCGAGTTCTAGTGTAGTTCCCTATGAAATTGCCAACGAAGTCGTTTAGACTATTTCTGGTATAAGACGAAACCCTTGTTCTAGAATAATTACCTTCGAAGTTACGTGAAAAATTCTGAGTACTGTTACGAGTATAATTTGAGACACGATTTCTTACATAGTTACCAGTGTACTCACCCGTGTATTCCCCCGCAAAGTTCCTTGAGTAATTACCTACAAAGTCACGAGAGAAATTACCGACATAATCTCCAATGAAATCTCTTGCAAAGTTATCTGTACTGTTTCGGGTATACTGTGAGTTGCGGGTTCCCGCATATGCGGATCCACGAGTACGTGAGTATGCAGATGCACGTGTACGAGTATACGCAACTTCTGAAGTTGTACGTCTAGTGTTAGTTGCAGTTCCACGTGCCGCCCAAGTACCTGCATCTGTTGGTGCACCTTGAGTAGCAGATCTTAATTGATAAGATCCAATGTTTCCATCGATAGCACGTTGGGTTTTAACATGTTGTCCCAATGAGTACTTAATTTGACCGTCACCCATTTCAGTGATACCAGAAAATGCTCCTGCACTGTCAACATTTAACCCTGTTAAACTCATTGGTCTAACAGCAGTTGGTGCAGACATCGACTGTCTTTCATATAGATTAGTAACAGTAGACGTACCATTACCTAAAGTATCTGTGAAAATATTTGCGGTGTGTTCTGCCCAGTCTGCACTTGGAGCAGATGTACCCATACGGAATGCGCCTGGATATTCAGATGTTTCAATACGAGATAATAAACGATTAGACAATGTTGCCATATCACTATCGTTCATCTCATAGAAATCACCATTATGGAATCCTATAGGTCTACGATAATGAGTACCATTTGTATCTGCCGCTCCGTTTCTTATTTGACGAAGGTTGTATGAAGTTGTTCCTGAAGTAATAGAAGATGCCGGATGAGTTCCGTCTGGTTCATTGTAGTAAGAATCAACGAAGGTTCCAATTAATGTACCACCATTGTTACCTGCTTTTAACATACCTGCGGAGTTTACACCACCATCTTTTAGGTGCAACCCTGCTTGATAGGCCAAGTAGTTTTCTTCCGTAGGAGACATCTCCTTCAGATCACCGTTGGTACCTTCTAATTTTAGTGGGATATTAGATGCAGCCACAAATCACTCTTTTGTCAAAAATTTAAAACTTATCTCTATTTATAAGTTTATTTAGGCTGTGCGAACATACAACGTATAGGTGTCTACAGCAAGTACTGTGTTACCAATCGTTTGTCCGAAGTAGTCTCCTGTGAAACTTCTAGAATAATTACCTGCATAATTTCTCGCATAGTTACCCACATAATCACCAACAAAGAATCTAGTAAATGTACTTGCACTGTTACTGGTATATTGACTTACACGAGTTCTACTGAAATTACGTGAAAAATTCTGGGTACGGTCTCTAGTATAGGTACCTTCATAGGAACTAGTTCTGGTACGAGTATAGGTGCCACTGTAATCACCCAAGTAGTTACCTATAAAGTTACCAAGATAATCTGCAGTGTAATTACCTAAGTAGTTAGATGTTCTAGTTCTTGCAAAAGCACTGGTTCTATTGTTTCGAGTAAAGTTTCCTTGGTAGTTACCAGTGTAATTACCCGCAAAGTTTCCACCAATATAGTCACCTACAAAGGGCGAAGTTGCCGCATATTGAGAAACCCTTGTTCTATTGAAATTCGAGGTTCTAGTACGAGTTGATGTTCTAGTACTAATACGAGTGTAATTACCTGCGTAGTTTCCTGCATACGCATTTACATAGTTACCAGTGTAATTACCTGCGAAGTTTCTACTAAAGTTACGGGCATAATCACCTGCATAGTTTGGTATATAGTTACCAGTGTAATTGCCTGCAAAGTTCCTTGAGTATACACCGACATAAGCGCCCGATTCTGGGCCACCACTGTAGTTACCAGTATAGACATCCTCGTTAACATAGTTACCAGTGTAATTACCGGCAAAGTTCCTTGAGTATGCAGATGTACGTGTACTGGTATAGGTGGCAACGTAGTCACCAACAAAGTTGGCAATTACAATTCTAGTAAAGTTACTAGTACGGGTACGTGAATAATCTCTCGTAAATCCTCCACCATAGTTACCTATAAAGTTACCTGTGTAACTCTCGGTACCGACACGATCTCTAGTATATACCTGAGTACCCTTTTCCTGATCAGGGATTGGCCCGATATAGTCACCAACAAAAGTTACTGTACTAGATCTTGTGCGAGTGCTATCACGAGTATAACTACCACCTATATAATCACCAGTATAGTATGCAGTACCTAAGTAGTACTGGGTATTACCTTTTGGCCCGATACGAGTAAATGGCCCTGTTACACCAAGACTTGATCTGATTCTAGTGAAGTTACCAAGGAATGTACGTGCGTATTGACCACTGTAATCTGCAGTGTAGTTACCAGTGTACGTTTCATCTCTTGATCTAAGGAAGGCAGAATCTCTATTGCCTGTAAAGTTCCTTGAGTAATTAGATGTACGAGTACGAGTCGAGATTCTGGTAAAGTTACTACTACGAGATCTCGTGAAATTACGTGCGTAATTACCTGTGTAGTTAGATGTTCTAGTTCTGGTCGAGATGCGAGTGAAACCTACCGTCCTTGTGTATTCCCCTACATAGTCTCTCGAATAATTAGATGTACGGGTACGAGTCGAGGTTCTAGTAAAAGCAGACTCTCGTGTGCGGGTCGAGTTACTTACATAGTTACCAAGGAAGTTACCTGCATAGTTACCTGCAAAGTTTCCACCAATATAGTCACCTATAAAGTTTCTTGCATATGTTGACCCACGACTTCTCGTGTAGTTACTAGTACGAGTACGTGTACTGGTACGTGTGAAGTTTGCGGCATAGTTACCTAAGTATCCAATGGTTCTGGTAAAACCTGCATAGTTACCTACGAACTCCTGAGTATAGTCACCTATAAAGTTTCTTGCATAGTTCTCACTAAAGTTTCTTGTGAAGTTTTGGGTTGAATCACGAGTGGATATTCTCGTGTAGTTACCAGTGTAATTACCTATAAAGTCACGTGAGTAAGTACCTGAGTAATTACCTACGAAGTTTCCAAGGAATTCACCTGTATAGTTACCTATAAAGTTACGAGTATAATTACCAATAAAATCCCCAATAAAATCCGAAGATGTGGTGCGTTGATAGTTATCTGTGAAGTTACGTGAGTAGTTACCAATATATACAGATGATCTCGAACGTGTATAGTTTTGTTCGTTAACTAAACGAATTGTGTTTGTCGCAGTACCAACACTTCTCCAAGTACCTACCGCTGGCGCACCTTGAGTCGCAGTACGAAGTAAGTAAGATCCAATGTTGTCACTGATCGCTCTACGAGTCTTTGCACGTTGACCTAATGTAACTTCGATTTGTCGTTCGGTTAACTTCTCTAAACCTTGGTAAGTACCAGTGGATCCACTACTTCTTTTAATACCCACGATAGAAGACTCACCGTTCTGATCATCACGGATAGAAGTAGGTGCGGTCATAGAAGTTCTGCGCCATATACTATAGTCGTTTATAGTAAATGCATTACCTGCACTATCTGCACGTTGATCCACCATAATACTTGGTAGTAGTATATCGTAATCTGAACTTGGACGTGACGCAGATAATTTTAGACTGCCAGGATAATCCGACAATGCAATACGAGAATTTAGATCATCTACGAGAGTGTTCAGATCGGTACTATTCATCTCATAAACATTACCATCATAGTGCGCTACAGGTAATCGGAAATCACTGTCGGTCTCTGCCGCAGTACCGTTAATCTGATAAATGTTTTGACTAGTAGAGATAACAGATTGTTGATCGTATGGGTGAGTTCCTACAGGTTCGGGAAAGTACGTATCAGTTAACGTACCAATCAACCTGTTTCCGGAAGCAGTTGTGGTTAGTAGTCCAACATCTGAACTGTCGGCCACAGCAGTATGACTACCGACCAGATAGGCAAGATAGTTCTTCTCTGTTGAGCTAACCTGTTGGAGCTTACCATCACTGTCTTTTAACTTTAACGGTAATGCCTTATTATCCGACATTCTACTTCCTATCTATTCTAGTTAAGAAGAGTACCGTTTTCGTCATAGATTAAAACAGTCCTTCTTGCGAGTTCATTCAGTGCATTTACGATGTTATCATTATTTATACCTGCAGTAGCAAAGAATCCACCGTCTGTACTGGAGTCTAGATTATACAGTTTTCCAACTCGTGTGTCAAGTTCCGCAATGTCACTGTCATTTGAGAGTATATCATCATGAAGTTCGTTGATACCACCCGCAACATCTTGTGCAGTAGTATCAAGATCTTCGTCTGTGTGAAGAGCACGTCCATGAATCTCGACTTTACTTGCAGTCATCTCCACCGCAAGAGTAGATCCAGACCAGATATCTAGTTGATTACTACTGTTCTGTAAACGACCAAACTGAGTTCCTGCATCCTTGAGATATATGTCACCACCATCTGCATCAAGAGTGATATCTCCTGCAACATCATATGTCAAGGATCCTACAACATCAATCTCTTGGTTGGTACCAAGGTTGTAGGTAAACTTAGTTACCGCATTATCCTTGAAGAATATATCCGCACCGTTTGCATCTAGTACGATGTCACCGTTCGCATCCAATGTGATATTGGATCCTGCAGTAATAGTTGTATTACCACCTGAAGTGATACTCTGGGTTGTTCCTGCAGTTGATGCAATTGCACCTGTCGCAATCTCTGTGAAACTTGCAGCGCTATCAGTATGAGAACCAGATACTCCGTGAGATAGATTACCATTAATATCTAAGGTATTGGTTGCACCCATACCATACGAGAATCTTGCAGTTCCACCATCTTTAAAGTCAATGTCCCCACCGTCTGCATCTAGTACAATATCACCAGAGGCATCTACTGTATATTTACCAGATACATCCATCTCCAATGAGTTATCATTGTTAAGAGTAAATTGGACTGACTGGTTATTTGCTTGACCACTTGTATGTTTAAATCTAATCTGGTTGCCATCTGCTACAAGATCAATATCACCAGTCGCATCCACTTTAACATCATTGGGTGCTGTGATTATATAATTACCATCCGTATTTGAAACTGTATGAGTTACTTCATCAGAATTGATACCATTTTTAAATATAATATCATTGCCATCGGCATCTAATGTGATATCTCCAGAAGCATCTACTAAGAAGTCACCAGTGACATTATGAGTCTGATCTAATGACGTTGTATTCAAAGTACCCAAAGAAGTACTTGACATATTTCCAGTAGATGTTATACTGTATGTACCATCGGCCGAATCAGAATAGTTACCTGATACTGTACGGTCTAGATTACCAGTGACATCCAGAGTATTCGTTGCACCCATACCATACGCAAATCGTGTAGTACCTGCGTCTTTGAAATCAATGTCTGCACCATTTGCATCAAGGACAATATCCCCTTCTGCATCTACAGTAAAGTTACCTTCCGCATCTATTAAAGTATTTCCACCCGAAGCGATAGTAGCGTTACCATCTGCAGTCATAGACAATGCACTGTTTGTGTATACAGTGAATCCGTCTGCGGCATTGATTGTTCGGATACCTGCAGATGAGTCTGTATGATCTCCTGTTACATCTACATTGAGATTCCCTGATACATCCTCAGTCAGATTTCCGGTTACGTCTAGTGTGTTACTTGCACCTAGACCGTATTCAAAACGAGCAACACCTGCATGTTTAAAGTCAATGTCATTACCGCCAGCATCCAGTACTATGTCACCTGCGACATCGTATGTTAAGGATCCTGCAACGTCTACTTCTTGGTTTGTACCGAAGTTGTATGTGAACTTAGTGACACCACCATCTTTGAAGAAGATATCTGAACCATCAGCATCAAGAGTAATATCTCCAGATGCATCTACAGTGTAATTACCTGTTACTGTATGGAGTTGTGCACCAGACTTGGTGTTGAACGTTCCAGAAGTGCTAACGTCAGTATTTCCAGTCGCACCGATATGGTACGTACCATCTGCACTGTCAGAGTAATTACCTGAGACAGTTTGTGATAGGTTTCCAGTGACATCAAGTGTATTGGAAGCACCCAACCCGTATTCAAAACGAGAGGTTCCACCGTGTTTGAAGTCAATGTCGGTTCCACCGGCATCAAATACAATGTCACCCGAAACGTCATAGGTAAGATTACCAGTTACATCAATCTCGTTCGTTGCACCAAGATTGTGTCGGATTCTTAATTGACCTGCATGTTTGAAGTCAATCTGATCACCGTCAGCATCAAGGATCACATCACCAGTTGCATCTACGAAGAAGTCTCCGTCAACGGTGTGAGTTGCTGCAAGTGAATTTGTGTTGAACGTACCACGAGTTATAAGTTCTGTGTTACCCGTTGCACCAATGTGTAAGGTACCGTCTGCACTATCTGATTTATTACCAGATACAGTCTCGGTAAGATTACCTGTAACGTCATATGTGTTAGTTGTACCAAGCCCATATTCGAAACGAGAAACACCTGCGTGTTTAAAGTCGATATCGTTACCACCTGCGTCAAGGACAATATCGCCCGCAACGTCATAGGTCAAAGAACCTGCTACGTCTACCTCTTGGTTTGTACCCAAGTTGTAGGTGAATTTGGTTGTACCTGCTTGCTTGAAGTAGATATCATCTCCGTCTACATCAAGACTGATATCCTTTACTGCGTCTACAGTATAGTTGCCAGGCGCAGTGATTGTGAAGTCTGCGTTATCTGCAAGAGTATGAGTAACAGTGTCAGCACCCGCACCGTTCTTGAATATAATATCATTGCCGTCTGCATCAAGTGTAATGTCTCCACTTGCATCGACCAGTACATTACCTGTTACGGTTGCAGTGAGATCATCCCCTGCAGTAAAGTCCATTGTACTGACAGATGTCAGATCATAGAGATCAGAGACATTAATATCATACGCACCAGTAACGTCTTGTACGTTTGTCGAACCTAGTGTGAATGCAATGCGGTTGACCGAATCATCAAGGAAGTTGATGTTCGATCCTCCGGCATCAAGATTAATATCTGCAACTGCGTCTATGAATGTATCATTACCTGATCTCAGGATGATGTCAGTACCACCATTCTGTGCAGTTGATATTAATAATCGTGTTTGAGTTTCGTAACTAGAACCTTCATCCCATTTACTAGCGCCTTGGGGATAAAGAATTTCACCCGCAGAGGCATCGAATACCGTTTCTATTTCGTTGATAGCAGATACTACATCACTATCATTATAGGTATTCAGATCATCGGGGTCGCCAACGTTATAAGAAACCGTATTGAGGTTATCTCTCAGTATCTTGAACGAGTCGCTTAATCTTGTAAAGGGACGTGCCATCTATAGTTTCTCTACTAGTTGTGAAAGTAAAGATTTTATATCTCGCATATCATTTTCTAGTGATTCCACTTTAGACTCTATATTAGCAGATGACTTTCTTTTCATCTGCCTGCGTCTCTTAGCTTCACGTGCAAGACTAATCTCATTTCTATTTATATTAATTATCGCACCTGAATCCGGACATCTTGCAAAAGATGGTTCGTCTTTTACTGCGATTAATTCTCTTTCTTTCTTCATCTTATACCGCCAATGCTATAACTCGTAGATCACGGAATTTCGGTACTTCCGCACTGTTAGTGGACTGCATCACAATCTTGATTTGGAACTGAGTGAACTTCACTAGAGTTCCGTTATCACCACCCACCAGATATTCATACTCACGGAATACGTTCTTGTTTGAGTCTGGTAATAGATCTACTTCAGGTTCAACAAGGTTCCATGGATTACCGAAGATCGATTCTCCACCAGTCGAGGTTCTCCAATATACTTGGAATGAAGTTACCTTGGGTTTGTTTGCCGCAAGGAAGATCTTCAGACCTGTCGCATCTGTCGCAAGAGTAGTAACCTTGGTGATATGTTTCGCAGATTCAGTACCACCATCCGGATGCGTCTCAGGAACATATGTAAGAGGTACGTTGTATCCACTAACAGTTGTTTGAGGAGTATTCGCAGAGACCGACAATCCTGTGGCATGATCAGTTGAGTTGACAGTAGTTGCACCGTCAGATACCGTCCATGTTCCAGTAGTAGATGTATGGACTTTAGTAGTAAATCCTAAGCCATCACTTCGACTAATGATCAGACCATCCGAATCACCCGCAACAGGTTGGAACACATAACCTCTTCGGAAAGAAGGATATCCTTGTGCTATCGTTTCACCAGTGGCAAAAGTATTGTTGAGTCGAACAGCACCAACACGTGGATCTGTTGCCTCTAGAACCAGATTAAGTTTCTCACCATTACTATAACTACCAAAGGTCAAAGTCTGTTCAGTACCTTCAACACCACTAGTTTGTTTAGTGATTAAGTTGTGCATTGTATGACAACCTAATGTCTCCAAGTCAATGATAGGTGAGACTAATGGGTTAGTAGTCTTCAAAGTACACTGTAATGTCAGAGATCTTTCACCACTTAGTCCGGCACTACCAGTTTGATTCTCGGTTGATCTGTTATAGATTGCACGAGGTGTCTTAAACCGGATCTGCTTGTCAGACTCAATCGGTATGAACTTAGAATCTTTGACAAATCTAGTCTCAGTACCCGCCAATGAAGACTGAGTAGTAGTCTTAATAGAAGGAGTAAATGTAGTCTCCTTCGGCAATGTTGGGTTGATTATGATTCTCAAGTTTTCATAGTTCTTATTCAGTGTAGATGTAACCTGTTGTCCACCAAACCACTTACGTGATGTAGCGGTTGCATCTGCTTGGTACGTGTATCCACTGTTATCTGCTCTTATTACGGTTCTCTTACCAATGACTTGTACACCAGTTAGACCGTTTCCAAGATTTTCGGCAGAGTCGATACCACGAATCCATGCTTTGTCACCTGTACGTAATCCATGACCTTCCATCATTACACGAACAATGTTACTACCAGAATCCATCACAAGAGGATCCTTTCCTAATGCCTTAGGCGGAACGTTAATGTTCTCGAAGATAGCGTTACCACTAGTCTTAAAGTTTGCAACATTAATTCGGAATGTCAAGTCAGTGTTACTTGCAGGTTCCCAATGTTGACTGTTTTGAGACTTGAAGAACACACCAGTTGCAGGTTGTTGTGAAATAAATGTCTGATTACCACCAACCGCATTTTCACCAACTGTTGCAACGTAAACGTTGTAATTGGTGTCGTTACTATCAGGAGTCAGTACAATCGCATACTCACCTCTTGACAAGTACTGTGGTGCATCAAAGGTAAACGTAGTACCATTTTGCAATACAGTCTTGTTAGTAGGATTGGACGGTACTAAGTTTATCTGACTTGGTTTCAGGTGTGTTGAACATAGAGATTGACTAGACGAAGGTACACCTTGTACCGTAGGTCTGATCTCACATTTAACACCGTTAGCAGCATTAGAACTCTTAGACGCAAAGTATACTGTCACAGAAGTAACATTAAGTCCTGAAGTTTCCTCAACTGAGAAAGTCTGTGCAACTGGGTCATGGTGAATTAAACCCTGATCAGTGTGTCTACCTTGACGTAGACCACCTCTAGTAGAGGCATTGTATCCTGCTCCTTGACTTCTACCCTCATCTTCTCGACTGATAAAGTTACTACCACTCTGATTGTAGTAAGCACCGTATTCACCTTCATCAACTGCTTCTTCAAGGTCTTCATCGGTATCGTAATTGTCACTACCTTTTGTAGTACCGCCAGGAGGTGTATCTTCTTCCTCTTCGTCATCATGATTTGGTGGCTGGGTCTCAGTCTGATCAGAACGTTCGTATGTAATATCCTCAGAAACAAACTCTTCAGTAGTTTCTGTACCTGTTACGATTGTAGTAGTAGTGGAAGAAGATCTTACGTCTTCTGCAACTTCTTCTGTCACTACAGTATCAGTCCAAGTAGTTCTCTCTACCTCCATCTCACGATCAACGTCATAGGTAGTAGTACCAGTCACATGAAGTATTCGAGTGATGTAAACTTCATCTTCATACTCTTCAAGAGTACCCGCAGCCACAAACAATGCTTTAGCGAATGACATAGCACCACCAGTATCAGCAGAGTTAACGTCAGTTAGCATGAACTCACGTTTACCAGTGGCGAATCGCATGAAGTTGTTATTCGGTACTTCGAATTGACCCTGAAGGATACCTTCAGCATCCGAAACTAAAGTAGTGTAACCCTGACTGTGTTCTTGTGTTGGCTTTTGAGTTCCATTACCATCTGCCTCAGTCGCACTATTCTCTACGTCTTTTGCAGACATAGTTTTGAAAGTTTGTGACCTACAGAAAGTACTAACGTTCGTATTGTCGAAGAACGGGAAGTACTGTGTATTTGGACGCAATCCAGTACACTTAAAGTTAATGTCGATAGATCTCATGAATGGAATTTCTACAAGTTCGACTACTTTTCTACCTACGACATCACGCAATGTGGATTCACTAGAGATACGGTTTACAGTATTTTCTGTAGTCGTAGTCGTAGTGATCTCCGCAATACCTTCATACTCATTTGTAGTAGTGATGGTTTTAGTCTGTTCGTAAGTAGATGTATTAGTAGTCCTTACTTTATCACGAGTTTCTGTAGTGACAATATCCCAAGTCTGATTAGTAACTTGATCAATACTCCATTGATAGTAGTAACCATTCCAGTTACCATACCATCCCCAGTATTGACCATTGTAGTAATTATAGTTCCAATTCTCGTACCAGTATCCCATGTAGTTCCACCAAGCGTCAATACGCTGGCGATCCACTTCACGAGTCTCTGTTTCACGTCCTACTTCTACTGTTGTAGTAGATAGCACTTCAACGTCAGTTACATGTCCAGTTTCAACCCATTCACCCAGAGAAACTGAAACATCGGAACCGATAAGAGTCGCACCTTTAGAATCATAGTCTACACTAGATGAAACACCAGAAATAAATGACTTAGCTTGGTCACCTACTTCTAATTCACTTGGGTCTATACCATACCACTCATTCTCGGAACTGTTCCAGTTCAACGATTTATCTAGGTCAAATTCTGTCTTAGTACCTAGAATCTGTTCACCCACAATTTCTTCTTCAAACCAGTTATCGACTTCTGGTGATAGTTTTAAATCACCCAAAGAAATAGGCACGTAGAAAGGTGCAAGGTTTTCTGTATTAGACGCAAGTTCTTGGTTAAGTGTATTGTGTGCTCGTGACACATAATCCAACATTACGAAGTTGTCTTTCTTAACAGTACGTAATTGTTTAGAGTTATTAGGGTCATAAGTTAGGTGAGTTTCACCTTGCTTAAATCGAGGTTTTAACGTCTTACCCTTGGCATTAATAGAAGCACGGTATTGAGGATTTCGTCTACCGTTGATTCGAGTTTGAGAATATGCATGGTTCTTAAAACTATCAACAAAGAATCCGGACTTAGTTCTGTCTAAACCATCTGAGTCTAGAACCTGCAGGAACTTAGTATTAAGTTCTAACAGAGATAGAACAGTCATCTCTTCTAAACGATCAATCTTATTCTCTAATGAATTGATGTCCGCCATTGTGTATCCCTTACGAGGGATCATGGTAGTCTTCAAGTCACGTGAATGTAGTGTATTTGGATTCAATCGTATCTTATACAGATCCATTGTATCTTCAGGGATTGCAGGGAACTTAGGATTAAGTGAAGGAGTACCTTGTATAACACGAAGTTCACCAGTACGTGATACGACTAGTTTATCGTTACGTGGTAGATAGTATTCTGCAGTTGCCTGAATAGTGTCCGTAGGAACTGGAAGTGGAGGTACAACACCATTAGTGAATGAACCAGATCCATCGGTTGATGGACGTAGATCAATTACGTCTCGCAATGATGCTTGTCCACCTTCAGGTAGATTTTGTGCAGGGATCTTTAAGTAGTCTAATTGACCAGTATAAGAGTTGACTGCATAAAATTCACCACTAGGAGAATGATCGAAGTATTTGAATCGAACAAAGACCTCTGACGCTTGTGCACTGTCAAGACCACCACCGCTCCATACTAATCGGGAATCATCGTAGTGGGTTAATCTAGTACCTGCATCGAAACTGAAGTATGGGAATAAGTCTTCACCGTCAGAATCAACTGCACGTATTCTTGAAATTTCGTAAACGTCTGATTTACCAAGATTCAGTACGTCAATTCCTGGCCCTTCGTTTGATAGCAAACTAGTAACAGTGTCACTAGTAAGTGTCTTAGTTTTTACTGTTGCGTTTGTCTTTGTAACGAATAAGATTACTTCGTAAGCAGTGTTCTGAACTAACCCAGTGAAATTAACCTGAGAGTTTCCAACAGCAATATTTGCAGTTGCACCACTAGCAGGGAACTCAGTAGAAGAAGCGATAATGATATCTGCTTCACGAGTGAATGATTCACCTGCATCTGTAAGAGTTATGTTATAGGTTGTTTGACCGGCACCTGTCGTAAAGTTTTCTTTACGCATGAACGTCATCGAACAATTTGTGAAACTCTTAGGTCTCGGTAACGGTGTGTCGATCATCAATGCCGTTTTTCTTGGTTCGAAAAGACGGGTCTGTCCACCAGTTGCTAGAGGCACAAGGTTTACTAAGTCACTATTTGCAACAGACTTAATAGACTTAACGTCCTCCAGAGTTTTAGTAAAATCTGTTCGGGCAATATTGAATAGGTGAACTTTATATTTTAAGTCACGCAAAAAGAATTCTTGTCGGAGACCTTCACCAGAATATCTCTTACCATTAATACCTTCGGTAATTGCTCTTACGTTAGCGAGTCCGATCTGTGATCCGGTACCGTCAAATCCACTGTAAAGTGTTACTGATTCTGCTTTATCAATGTCCAACATTCCTTGACCACTGTCAAAGAAATAGAAGTTACCGTAGTCAATACCAATTTGTTCGTCTTCATCGACAATGGTATCCACTGCCTTTCTGAGAGGTATAGACTGAGTAACCGTAGTGGCTGCTCTGTGACCGTCAATATATGCAGTGCCGGGGTCGATCTTCATCATCAAGTAATCGGAACTGATATTTGCATTCGGATCAAATCGAAGTTTCCAGTACTTCTTAATGAAGTCCCCGTTAATTTCTTTGACACGAGTATTGACAAATTTCTTTATCTGGTTGTATCCGTCTGTAGACTTTACTTGTCTAATGACTCGACCAGATTGTACAGAACAGAAATAAACAAACGATTCACCAATCTCAAAGTCAGTTCGTTTGGTTAGAACCATTCGTATACGATATCGGTCTGCGCCAGGCGAAGCACGGTTAGGTGTTATGTTTTGGTTATCGTATAATGCCTCAGTATCGTTAACAGTAACAATATCTTGTACAAGTTTAAATCCAATATCAGCAGTTCTGAAGTTGGTGTACTTACCAAGGAATATAGTTTGTTTTGGTATGAAAACAAAGTGTCCATTTACATAGAAGGTAGACTCACCAACAGATATTGTACTACCGAAACCCAATGCAGGGTTCTCAGTCGTATCAGTTGACTGTGTTACCATGTTGATATCTGATCCATTAGAGATCGTCTCGCCAGGCACCAGAGTGGCAGCAGTCTTAAATCTTGTATCCACAGACACACGAGTTGGATTATCTAGGTACTGAATGTATAATGTATCTGGGTCACCATCTATAGCAGGTACCGCAAAAAGAACTTTAACTTTAAGTCCAGATGTAGCACCAGTTAACGTGACACCTTGCAATGCAGTAGGGTCATCAAAAGCGTTGTTTAAATCAGATTGAATCTTGAAGAAGGCATATGCATTGTTAACAGATACACCACCCGCAGAAACGGGTACACCATCTTTTTGGAAGATGTTGTCGGCAAACCTAGAGATTTCTTTCTGCAGAATCGTCTGCATCTGTGTAAGTTCACGTGCCTGTAGTGCACGTCCTGCATTAAACAGAATTCGATGATAACCGTCAGAATCATTATAATCGTCTTTATACGAAGATCTAAAGGTTTGTTCAGTGAACGTATTAGCCATTTCTTATTCCTAGATAGTAATTACTATTTTCAAGTCTTCGGTTTGATCGTTCGACCTAGTGACTGCAGATCTGTTATCAATATATAGCATATCTCCAGAGAAGGGATCGAATTCCCCTGCAACCAAACTCGTTATATTTCCGTTAATGTTAGAGTTACCCAACACTTGAATCTCTTCTCCATTCTCGAAGGGAATAAATCCAGTTGTAACATTTTGATGATACCAGATTGCATCTGAATCATTGGTGTCGTTGATGATTGCTTTTGCACCAGATGTCTGACCTTGTATCTGAGATTTCTGTACAGTAGCCTTGACAAATCCAGATCCATCGTGTATAATCTTTCTAAGTGCAAGGGCAGAAGCAGAAGTAATGTTTGTGCCTTCTGCACTATCAACTTTAGGGTTACGCAGTAACAATACTTGACGGAAGATCTCATCACCAGTGATGAAGTCATCGTTCTCTCTACCGTCTGGTTTAGAGTTAAACATAACACCACTTGCTTTCAAATCAACAATAGGATTCGAACCAATACCTTTGGGGTTTGGTGTTAGAATTGCACGAGCAGTACATGAGTCACCACCACCACCTGTTATGACGATGTTTGCGTAGTTGTATTCAGATCCGTAGTAAGAATTCCCTGAGTTACCTGCAGAATCTTCTTTTACTCGAATGTCTACAATAGATTCACCTGCACGAACTGCGTATGCTTGTGCACCTGTACCGTCACCTATGATTTCTACTTTTGGTGCCGAGGTATAACCTGATCCACCATTAGTTACACGGTAACTTAGAATCTGTCCACGTATTGCATTGTTTTGTACAATCTCTTGTTGCAAGTCTTCTGCAGGAGAATCGGAGTCAGTAAATGCAACATACTGTACTGGTTGATACTGCGAAGACAAGAACTTATCGGCACGTAGTGCACCGATAGAATATAGGAACTTCCATGTGTAACCATCCGAAGTACGGAATGGGGATCCTTCAGTATTACCTCTAGGAGATACTGTAGATAATTGTGATGTACCGTCTTGTCGTTTACCTTGTTCAAGACATATGTAAACTTCATTGTTGTCATTGATAACATAGAAAGGATTCTCTGGGAACCCAACATCGTTGTCATCAAATGCAGAATAGATGAGGTTTGCAACCCAAGTTCTTCGTGGAATTACGTAAGACAAATCCTCAATCAATTTGATAGACTGCATAGAATTACGTGCAGTTCGGACATCCGCAAAACTATTAGTCGGTACTGCAGGAATATCAGAATCGTTCCAATCTTCTGCTCTACCAATAGCTGCGTAGTATCTCACATTGTCAGAGTCACGGAAATCATCAAAGAGATCGTCCAAGACTTGTTTTTTAAATTTGTCTGAAATTATTGGCATCTATCTATCCTAAGTATTTAATGTTGCGCCTATATTGTTTATCACAATCCATTGGTCAGCGAACCATCCTAATGTCACCGCAGAGTTCTGAGGCATTGTTATACTTGCGTATGCCGCAAGGTTGTTTGTAGTTTCGTTAACCGTCTGGGTACCATTACCCTTGTTCACGAGATACTTAATCTCACCATTTTGACCAGTCGTTCCATCTGAAAGAGTTATTGTACCCACCGATGGATTGTTAAATAGTGTCACTGGAAAATTAGAACTGGTTGCACCACCATTATTTAGTCCTTGTGTAGAGAGGACTAATCGTGAATCTACCTGTACACCACCATTACCCGTACCCCTCAATGATAGAGAAGAACTAGATTGTCCGGCAGCCTGTACGAATACTGGTTGTCCACTAGTGGAGTTTTTAATCCTTACAAAGTTTACTGCGTTCGCAGAATCTTGGAACTGCAGTAACTCGTTACCCGCACTGTCAAGAATATCCTTACCAATGATAGGTCTGTTTATAACAGGACTCATCAATGTCTTATTCTTGAGCATTGCAGGGTGGTCATTGAATACAATAGAGTCATCACCTGTCAACAAAGGTAGAGTGACGTTTCTATCTGCTGATAACTCACTAACCGCTAAAACATATCGGTGATTAGAACTTGTGTCGTTGATACTAGGAGTAGAGATGATAGGACTCAAGATAGTCTTATTAGACAAGGTTTGTGTTGCAGAGTCCATGACCAATGCACCGTCATAGTTCGGAATACGAACTTCACGATCCGCAGTCGGGTCATCGGAACGCAATCTGAGTTGGAAGTTGTTTGCAGATCTTCCTTCAAATACAATCGCATCCGAATCGAAATCCATCAAAGACATCAATGCTTGACCGTCACCTAGTTTGGTGTAGATCTCATCAAAGTTCTGTTGGATTTTCAGAGTCGCAGTACGGAGTGTATCGCCCGTACCATCGTTAGCAATTGTTCCTCTGTTTAGTACCTGTTTAGTCATTCTCTTTTACCTAAAGGTTTCATAGTTCTATTTATACTAGTATTGACCATCAATTAAGTTTCTTAGTGACAATTCTGAATCTGAGTCACCAACTGGGGTTAATCCACCACCAAACTGTAAGTTGTCCGAATCAATACGATTTATTGTTGGATTCCAATCGAATCTCTCCTGATCGATTGTCTCTGTACTTGAGATGTCGAATCCGGTAGTACCTGTACGTGCATTCCAAACATCAGAATCTTCTCCGATAGGAGTACTTCCAGTGAAGATACTTGTTCCATCTGAATCATCATCCAACGTTGGTGAGTTGGGTGACAAGAACTCACCCATACTTGAGTATAGTCTGTCCAGTTGATCAACTGTCAAATTACTTACGTCATTAATGTCGTTACCAGAGAACGTTGGGTAATCGGTTGATGGAGTTCGTCCACCACGTCCAGATCCCATAATCATACGGAACTGGATGCGATCACCTGTTGTGTCTGTTGGATTATTAATATCAAACAATGCAGTATGTTGTGCAAATCCTCTCTCATCAAAGTCTGCAGTACCTTCCAATACGATTGGTGGTTTGATCGCTTCGCCTGGGTCGAACTGTAATTCTTCAAACGATCCAGTACCTACGATCTGAGTCAGACCTCCAAGATACATCCCCGCAGGGTGGACTAACAACTTATACGCATCCCTCCACTGTGCAACTGATAATTCTGAACGGATCTGAATTGCGTATGTTTGATACAGTTTATTGTCTGTTAAATATCTAGCAGACTCCGCACCAACTTTAGATTCGTTCAACTTAAATATATATTGTTTGGTATAGACTACATCTGGCTCTATAGAAAAAAACGTTTTAAAGAACTGACGGATACTATATCGTGTACCCTTGGTTCTATAGAGGTAACTAGAGTACTGCACTGCAGTACGTTTGTCATCAAATCCCTGAAAGTAGTTCTGACCCAGTAGATAATCATCTTCGAAGTATTGAAGAAGATCTCTATCTGTCTGAGTAATATCTCTCGTTTCAAAAACATTATTTAGGAAACGATTAAGTGACTCATCCTGTTCTTGAAGTTCAAAGTACTTCTTCAGAAAGGTTACAAACTTAGGGTATTCCTGCAATACAACAGAAGGAAGAAGAGAATCAATCTGTTGTTCTCTTACATTTAAATCCCTTCGGATCGTATCCTTTAATGTCTTGTCTGTATGACTGGTCATTTAGTTACTCGCAGTTGTCCTGAGTCCTTTAGCACTTAACCTTGTATTGTCGTATTGCAATATGTACTCTCTTTTTGGTACAATAGCACTTGCATTCGCAGGTACACAGGATAACTTAATTACTTTACTTTCGTCTGATTTAAAACCTTTCAAATCTACCCTACCTGTAGAGGCGGTATAGTATCCTACATTATCACCGCCTGGCGCAACTTCACCAGTCGAAATCTCAATGATCTGTAATCTAGTACCACTAGTTAATGAACTCCGTGCGGATACAGACACCGTACCAGAAGTTTGTGCAGTATTGGTTGCGGTAACTAATCCAGTTGCGGTTACTGTTTCTACGACATCTTTCGTGACAACTGGTCTACCGTAAATATCGTAGGTAACTCTACTAGTCGATAATGTAGCTGTTGCAACTGGTTTGACTAACTCATTTCGAATCTTACAGTTCGCACCATTAAATTTGAAGGTTGAACTTTCAATGATTATTTCTTTATCGTCTGGATTGGCAATAGGTACAGGGAAACTAAACGCAAAGTCCTGTTCTACACCAGAAGCTGGTTGGAACCTTTGTTGCATCTTGATATCTGCACGAGAAGAAAGAATTGCATTACTAACTTCATCGACATCTGCAATCATTTGTGACCTACGGAATGCTTGACCAAACTTACCAACATTCTGAGAGAAGTAGTTGGTCATCGTATTCCTTACTTTTTCTTGCAATGCATTGATTGACA